GCAATTGATGATAGTCATGCTGAACACCCTGTGGTTTTTGCATGGAGAGAGAATCAAGAACACACTGTTGATTGGATTGATAGAGAAGGCGGTTATATGTTATATCTTTATGATAATGAAACTGATATGTGTAATGCATTCTTAGACCACTTAGAAGAATGCGACCCTGATATTTTATGTGCTCATGCAATTATGTGGGCAGATTTACCAAAATTAATGGAAAGACTACCTGACCCTCGAAGATTGTCACCAATAGGTGAAATTGTAAAGCCTCACGCTAAGTATGGCTACAAGGAGACACAACAACCAATCAAAGGTAGATTATGCTTTGACAGTGCCGCTAAAGGTATGAGTGGTTCAGGATTTGAAACTCTATGGATTAAGTCAGGTAGAGGTCAATTGCCGAGTAGAAAATTAGATACCATAGCCAAAGCATTAGGTTTAGGTGGAAAGATTGATGAAGATGAGGATGGCAACAAGTTAGATGTTCGCACATGGTGGTACACTCACTTTGATTTATTTGTAGATTATTGTTTGAGAGATACTACATTGTTACGTCAATGTGATGAGAAACTAAATGCTATACCTTTCTTAGTTGCAATGCAACAATTCTGTGGAGTTAGATTTCAATCTGTTCATAGAGTTACTAATTATGTTCGAGGATTGTTCGGTAGGTATTCTGATTTGAAAGCACCATCTATGTACAATAGACAAAGAGATTCTTTAACTGCTGCACATGTATTAGAAACTAAAGCAGGTAGACATCAGAATGTCGCACTTGTTGATTTCGCATCTCTATATCCAATACTGATAGTATGTCTAAATTTATGTCCTACAACTAAGAGAAGTAAGTTTGATACTGAAGGTAACATCAGACAGTTACCTGACGGTAGTAGATGGGAACAAGATGAAAAAGGCATATTACCCAGTATAGTAGAGGATATGTTGTTATTACGTAAAGAATACAAAAAGTTAGCCAAAGAAGCCACTAATGAAGATGATAAATTCAAAAATGATATGATGCAATTAGCGGTTAAAGTCGCCACCAATGCAATCTACGGATATGTCTCACAAGCAGCGATAGGCGGTATGTGGACTGACCCTGATGTTGGGGCGGCTATTACAAGCATGGGTAGAGAGAGTATTACATTACTAATGACAGAAGCAGAAAGACAAGGCTACACTGTACTAGCAGGTCATACAGATTCATGCTATATACAAGCACCATTTGAAGAAGTTCCACCATTGGTAGAACATCTCAATAAAACGATTAGAACTGAATTAGAACTACCGCTAATGGACGTAGAGTTTGAAGCATTTTTTGACTATTGGACTACTGCTAATAGCAAGAATAGAAACTTTGGTATCATAACTTGGCCGGAGTCTAAAAGAGGAGATTTGAAAGTTACAGGCTATGGTCTGAAAGCGGCCAACTCATCTCCCTTAACAAGAGACATTCAACGTACTATGTTCCGAATGATAAGCGAAGGTGCAGAAGAAAATGATGTAAGTAAAGAAATTAGACCGATATCTATAGCCTTAAGGAAAGGTGAAAAAAGCATTGAGGATTTAGCACCCTATGGTAGATTAGGTAAAGCATCTTATGATAGAGTACCACCGAATGGTGCTAAAGGTGCTTTGTATTACAATGAACACATGGCTACTAATGACCCATTTAGGGTAGGCGATTCAGGTCAATGGGTCTATGTGAATGGTGTTCCTGATGGGATGCCAACCACTAACATAGTGTCATTCCGTGATGCAGAAGAAATCAAAGATTTTTCATTAGATTATGATTTAATGGTAGAGAAATTTATTCGTAAGAAACTAGAGCCTATTTACGAAGTATTAGATTGGGATTTAGGTTTTGCTTGTGGTGACAAAAAACCAAAGGAGTATTGGTAATATGGTTGAATTAACACTACCACCAAAACAGTGGCTTAGATACTTGACGATGTTAGGTGAAAATGTAACAGATGTAATCTTACATGTTAATGAAAATGATATATCGTTTAAGATTGCTTACATGACACATTATCTTTCTTTCAAAGAAACATTGTCTACACCACCAGCATCAACAGGAACATTGAATGTATCAGATTTATCGAAGACAAGTGCTTTCTTGAAGAAATGTAAAAATGATGTTACAATAAAACAAGGAAGAGGTAATAGGTTGTCATTACAATGTGGTAGCATGAAAATGACATTACCATGTTTCGATAACATTAGTTCTCAAAGAGTGCCGACTTTTGATAGATTAGTAAAAGCATCAAAAGAAAATCAATGGCAGAACTTTGGTCGTGGGGCATTAGATGTACATGGCACAGTAAATTTCGATGAGATAGTAAAAATATCATCACTGGGTAAATTAATATCCAGTGATTCAAATTTTCAAATTAAAGCAAATGCAGATGAGAATGAGTTTGTTCTGAATGCCTTCAAAAGAAACGGTGCATCTATATTTGCATCGGCAACTCTTGAAAATGCAGAAGGTCCAAACCACACAGCAGTGTCTAATTTCGGTGCTTGGTTACTACCTTGCATCTGTATGATAGATACGAATACACCAGCACAGATACACTTTGGTGATTCTACTGTGTTGATAATAGAACAAACAACAGAAACAACAGAAAAGACAGTTGTTATAATAGACCATGAGGAATAAATATGAGTGAGATTGAAGATATAGTAATAAAGAAAATAGAAGCAAGAGCAAAGTTGGGTGAAAATAAATATAATACCACAATGGAAAGAACTGATTTATCTCGTAAAGAATGGTTAATCCATGCACAGGAAGAGGCTTTGGACCTAGCAATTTATTTGCAAAAATGTATAATGCTGGAGGAAGAGTGATGATTTTAATGTATTGTAAATGTGGCTGGCACACTGACAAATTCATTGATAATTGTGAAAAATGTGGTAGAGTTCTTTACTACTATGTTCCTTCTCTTACGGGGGCTTCACCATGAGTTTGGAAAATCATATGGTTGTTGGTTTTGATTCATTTGATGTAGATGTCAGTGACTTAGAAGAATGTGAATCGTGTCAGGGTTACATAGGTGATGAATTGAAAATAGAAGAATGGGAATTAAATAAATGTACGTGTGAGGAGGAAGAATAGATGCAGTGTAGTTGTTGTTCAAGTCTGTATAATACTACCATTGCAATGCAAACTGTCGGTAGTCAAGGTATGATTTGTCATAATTGTATAGAAGAGGCAGTAGAGATGTATATGAAAATTAAAAATGGGGATATTAGAATAACTCCGAGTAAAATGGATATGGGGTACTAATATGAAATTTAATCCAAATGGTGAATCTTTTACGAAAAGTTCTGATTATACTAACGCTGAAATGATGAAGTCATATGAAGAAAGTAGTTATGCTTGGAAACCTAATGATGATGGCATCCTTAGAATAACTAAGTCAAGTCTTGGTGATTTTAACTGGTGTCCATATCAATACTATCTTACTAAAATACTAGGTCATAGAGGGCAAGAAACTGAACATATGATAAAAGGAACAAATGTGCATGACGTTTGTGAATACTTTTGGAAAAATGTGGATAGTGTCTTACCTGAAGTGTTAAACTTAATAGAAGAAGAAAAACATCTTCTTGGTTATGAGAAACTAAAAACAGTGATACCGAAACCACCATCACCTTACATGTATGGTGAAGATGCAATTATTGATACTTGGTTGAGATGGCAATGGGATAGATTACTGGTCACTAAAGGTAAAGATTGGAAGCCTGTTGGTAATGAAGTAGAGGGTCATGCTAGAATTGAAGTTGAAGTCAATGGTAAAAAATACCCAGTACATCTGAAAGGTTTCATTGATAGAATCTTTTCAGATAGTGAGGGCGGCTTCGTACTTATGGAATTAAAAACTGGTAAATGGAATCCAAAGAAAGCAACAAGTATGCGTACAGAAATGCAATTTTATAAAATGTTATTAGAAGAAGGTCACATGGAAGAGTTTCTACCCGTCACGCATTGGGCATGGGAATTTCCTGATGGTGATGTAAGAAACGGTACAAAGAAAGAATGGGAAATAGAAGAAATAGGTACAAGTAAGACAAAGTATGCACCTAGAACAGTTAACAATAGAATAAAAAAACTTGTTGAAGCACATGTTAAAAATGAATTTCCACCAATACACAAGGACACCTGTAAATCATATTGTAGGCATGAGAACTTATGTTCTTGGTGCGACTTTATGGATTTGTGTCCATCTTGGAACGGGGGTATAAAAGTATGAAAAATGAAACAAAATTACAAAATGAATTGAAGATGATAATAATGGGAGATATTGAAAAAGATGAATATTTTTCTGAGAATGAAAAACCTGTAGTGAATATAACATTCATGGAAAAAGGTAGTAAAGATAGACCGTTAGTGAGAGTGTTTAATGGTAAACAATTAACATTAGATGCTTTTACTGAAGATGATGTCAATGGCGGCTTTCAGGCACTAGATATAGTAGTGAATAGTGCTGTGTTTGATTTATATGGTCACAGCGAAGGTATGGATTATTGTTCAAGAAATGCTTTACTCAAATATAAAAAAATGCAAAAGTGATTAGATGGGTTTCATAGAGTTTGATTATCCTAGAGAAGTGTTAGACATTGGTTCTAATGGTGATAAAGGATTTAGAAGATTAGTAAATAATTCTAAACAGTTGTCAAACTATTGGAAAGGTAAAAACGGAAGTGGTAATGTATACATGACTGCCTACGGTTACAGAGCAACACAAGCACCACGTCATCATAGAGTTGATTACAATACACCAATAATAAGACATTTTGTTTTAGATTTCGATTGTAAAGATTTTAGAAACAAAGGGCGTGAAGTTGAATTTGCATTTGTACAAGAACAAGTAAAAAGATTACATCAGCATTTTTTATTAAATGATTATGAACACTATATTTGGATGTCAGGGGGTGGATTTCATATTTGGATTCCATTGAATAAAACTTTGACACCAAGCACTGGATTAGAAGTCAGTAGAATAAAAAATGCAGGTAAAAAATATTTAATTAAATTACATAAAGAATTAGATTTACCTTCTAACGACCCTACGGTTGCATTTGATACTGCGGGTATGATTAGAATACCTAATTCATATAACATGAAAAGAGGTTGTTGGAGTATACCATTGAAACATGATGAAATAATGAAATTGTCGCACGATGATTTGATAGAACTGGCACAAGAACCTAGAAGTGGTGCAATCAAACACGGTAATATTAAATTTGAATTAACAATACCTGAGAAACAAAAAGTAACTTTCACAAAGACAAAAAGAAACATAGATTTACCCGATGTGTCTCTTGATAAAATTTTAGTGTTACCTTGTATTGCTCAAGCAGCATTAGGTGAAGGTAATCCAACTCATAGAGCACGTTTCCATTTAGCGAATTACTTAGCGGCTAGGTTAAGGTATTGGTTTCCTCCAGAATACGCAACTGAACAAGATAAACATGAACATTCTAACAAAATTGTGGATATATGCGAAGCACAAGGTTGGGTTGACTTTGATAGAAACATTACAACTACTCAAGTTAAAAGCATAGTTTTTGGTAATTATAATTATTCTAATTGTAAAACTTTAATCATGGAAGGTTTATGCACAGGTATTTGTAATTATTATGATGGTACAGCGGAGGACGTAGTATGAATGAACAAAAAATATTTTATTGTGAAGATTGTAAAGTTGAATTAAATGGATACAACACTAAGGGTCAATGGAGATATAATAAACCTAAGACAATTAGATGTGGTGCATGTTATCTAGTGTGGAAAAGAAATACAAGGAGGTTAAAGGGTGCGAAATAAACCGGATTTATTTATTGATAGTAATGAAAGGGGTACTCTCTGCGAATCAATTATCAGGAGAGCAGAAAAAGAAGGATTGACAGTAGTACGTAAAACTTTGATAGTAGGAGATTATCTTCTAGGCGAAGCATGTATAGAGGCTAAATCAATTAGTGATTTATTCATGTCAAGTCATAGCGGCCACCTTTGGAGACAATTAGAAAATTTAGATGCTAACTACAGTAGATTCTTTCTTTTGATTCACGGTTCAATCGCAAAGCATGTTGCGATGTCTAAAAGAAATGGTTACAAAGTAACATATAGTAAAGTACAAAACGAATTGCTAGGCACTATTGCTAGAATAATGAGTGATTTTGAATGTCAGGTTTTCTTTACAGAAAATCAATCGGAAGCGGCTATGTTTGTTGTAAAGTTACACGACAAATTACACAAACCTGCATCTAGTCATGGTGCAAGGGCAATAAGAAGGGTTAGTACAAACGATGTGAGATTAGACATGTTGATGGCTATACCCGGTATTGGAAGAGAAACAGGAGAGAAAATGTTAACGGAGTGTGGCAGTATTGAAGAAATGTGTTTTGAAGAGTCGTTGAAATATGTAAAAGGTTTAGGACCAGCATTAAGACAGAAAATAATGAATGTTCTAACAAGTGAAGAACCAGTTCATATTGAAAGAACAAAAAGGCGTTAGTATATAAAACAACATTATGTATCTAATTATTCCATTATTCTTTCTATACATAATAATTATAAGGTAGTCACATATGAGGTCAAAATATGAGAGAAGTAAAGAGTTACCAAGCAGTCAAAAAGTTCCCAATCTTTGCAGGATACATTGACCATTTTAATCAAACATCGATTGACAATGACATACCCGGTATGTTATCATTCTTCTTTATTCAAGGTCAAGTGTCAGTTCCTTATGTTAGAATACCTTGGGGTTCAAGTCATTTAGACCCTAGAGTACATACTTTCTGGATTCAGTCTAGTAGAACTGGAAAATCTATTGCATGGGAATTTATTGGTGATGTGTTGGCTGACGTTGGTGTACCTTCAGACTTGTATACAACTGGTACTGATGCTGGTTTAATTGGTGGTTTTGAGGTAGTACAGCATGAAGACGGTACTAAAGAAGACATACTGAAAGAAGGTATGCTGACAGGTAGAAAAGCACTGAACTTCGATGAAGGTTCTATCATACTAAATCCTAACAAACATAGTCAAGAAACTGTTTTGTATCTCCAATCTGCTTGTAATCCAGTAGGTAGTAATAATAACAAATTAGTAAAACATACTAAAGTAGGTCGTATAGAAACTGAATCATTAGTATCATTATGGATTACTACATATCCACCTAGTGGAGTTAAAGAATATGTATTAACAAAAGGTATATTTCAAAGAGTATTGTTATATTGGTCTCACTGGAATTTAGATAGAAGAAAGGCAGTGAGTCACACTAGAAGCGAGTCGGCATTTAGAATAATGCCAAAAATGAAAATTAGTTATGATGATATTACTGAATATTTTAAAACACTAGAATTAAGATTGAGAAATAAAGTGTTAGAAGAAACACAAACATCTTTTGTAGAGTGGGATGGTATGGATAGAGATACCCAAGAAGACTTACTACAATCATGTATGAATAGAATATTTTCAGCAGAAGAATCTACATTCTATCCTGCATTGTATGATGCTATTGAAGATTATTATGATTTATTAGTAGGGTTAAATCCAGCAATCACAGAAGTTGTTGCATCTTTCGTACCTGCTATGGAAAATAACACAGTGATATTTGCTACACATATGGCAATGATGGATAATTCATGGGTTGTGACAGGAGACCATGTTGATATGGCTAAAGATATACTATATGATTTATTTAAAGCGTTGATATTGTGGTTAGAAGACGAAGTTGAAATAGGACCAAAGGTAGCACAAAAAGCACAACAAAGAGGAAAATGGGTCATTGCATCTCAACAAGTAGAGAAAATAGAATTAGGCAACAAGGGTGAAGGTTGGCAAATGAAGAGTAAAGTAATCAAAGTTTATGAAACACAAAACGATTGTTCACGAGGGAGTGCGTATAACAATTTTGATAAATGGGGCGAATCTTTGTTCGATGTAGCGAAGGATGGGCGTACAGTGTTCATTAGGCTCAAAGAAGGGATTGACAAATGAATAAAGTGATGGCATTAGATATAGAAACAACAAATTTTTCTTGGGAAATTGGTGGGTGGAATAATAAAAATATGTTTGATACATCAGTAGTTGCAACATGGGATGGGAATGATGCCCATATATTTTGTAAAGAAGATATTACTGTAGGAGGAGCAATTGTACACCCCTTACACCCGCAAATTTTAGGAGACCATATCACAAAACACATACAAGAAGGAGGACAGATTTTAGGACATAACATTATGGGTTTTGATTTTCCCGTACTAAAAGAGTCATTAGATTGTTGGGCTATAGGTGATGTTATGAGTAAATCAGAAAATATTATTGATACTAAAAATTTAGTTGCTAAAGCAGCAATTGGTAATAAAGTAGAAACTAGTTTACAGTCGCTTTCAAGATGTACTTTAGAAATGCAAAAAAGTATGTCTAGTATTGATGCACCCACTGCTTGGAGAAATGGTAAGTATAATGAAGTAGCAGAATACTGTCTCAAAGATAGTAAATTAACATTCAATTTGTACATGTATGGTAAAGACAATGGTATTATAAAATCTAGGTCTTTAGAAACAGGTGCAATAATTGAAATACCCGTAGAATGGTGATATAATGAAAGATGAAAGAATGAACCCCTTACAAAATAATATAAGAGCAGCAAGAACGATTGTAGATACTGTCAAAAGTACACTTGGTCCAATGGGTCGAGATAAAATGATGGTTGATGCTGGCGGTGATACAATAATCACTAATGATGGTGCAACAATACTAAGAGAATTAGATGTTAGCCATCCCGGTGCAAAAATGATGGTTGATATTGCTAAAACACAAGAAGCATTGTGTTATGATGGCACAACATCTACTGTAATACTGGCAGGTCAATTATTAGCAGATTCAGAAAATCTTTTCACAAAAGGATTACATCCTAACTTAGTATGTAAAGGATATAATCAAGCGGCTACTATGGCTATTGATTTCTTAGATAATCGACTATCTTATGAAGCAAATGAACAAGAAATATTACAAATAGCAAAAACCTCAGTTACTGGAAAAACATTAGAAGCAGCAATAGACCAAGTGTCTAAACTATGTGTTGAAGCAGTTAATGTTGCAGGAAGTGCAGACAAAGTAAAAGTTGTTGGATTGGCTGGTGGTGCATTATCTGATTCTTATTTCTTCAACGGTGTTGTAGTCAACAAAGATTTTGTTTATGAAGTACAGGAAGAAAATCTTTCTAATGTTATATTACTTAACACTGGTTTAGAACCTGTAAAGAGAGAAGAAAATGTTACAGTACAAGTAGATATGAAAGGTTACAACGCATTTAAGAAAAGTGACACAGATGATTTACTCACACAAGCAAAAAGAATTGGTAATATGTTACCAAATGGTGGTGTGGTGTTCATTAGAGATGGAGTTACCGATGATGTTGCTGCTTACTTAGCAAAACAAAATATAGCAATTGTTAGAAGAGTACCTGAATCATCAATGAAAGCATTAGGATTAGCATTAGGTTCTCGTATAGCACAGACTCCTGATGATATAGAGAATGTGATTTCAGGTCTAATAAAAAGAAAGACGTTTAATGAAATAAATTATTTATTCGTTAGTGGAAAAGTTGAATCTAATCAGTCAACATTAATTTTGAGAGGAGCAACAAGTTCTACTCTTGATGAAGTCGCTCGTGGTTTTGATGATGCATTAGGTGTAGTGTCTTTGGTATTAAATGGAGGGAAAATTGTTACAGGTGGAGGGTCTACATATGCGGCTTTGGCTAATCATTTGAGAATGAAGGCTAATACTGTCGAGGGTAGAGCACAGATGGCTATTAACGCATTTGCAGATTCTTTAGAAATACTACCAGCAACCATAGCGGAAAATGCAGGACACGACCCATTGGATGTAATTCTCGATATGAGACACGCTATATCAGATGGTGACTATCATATGGGTGTTAATGTAGAAGAGGGTGGTATTACAAATATGTTGGAAGATGGTGTTGTTGAACCCTGTGATTTAGTAAGACAAGCAATTCTTAGTGCAACTGAAGTTACAACTGCAATATTAAAAATTGACGACATTATTGCAAAAAGAGGCATGGAGTAATGAAAAAACTTTCTGAGCGATTAAAAGTATCTTGTAGAAAATGTAACCACAGACACATACCTATCAGGATTTCTGGAAGATTTCACGATGAAAAAAGAACAAGAGTATACATTTGGAAATGTAGAGAATGTGGTCATCTTTGGGAAGATTCTGTGTTCAAAAAAATTATAAAATAAAACCTCTTAGCGTTTGTCGGGGGTTTCTACATTTTAAAAACAGTTTGCAACATATTTTCTTTTATAACATCGTTCTATACATCTTATCGTGTATTACCCGCCGTAGAACAGAGGTACTTCTTTCTCCTCTGATGCTGTTCCCCCCTCTCTTTCTTATGATGCAGGAAAGGGAAATATAGAAGAACCGTTGGTGTAATTTTTACACCATGCCAAAAGGTTGGATAACTAATAAACCCATGAGGGAAGCCTTTCTAAATTGGTTTGGCAAAACAGAAGAGGATTTTAAATGAAAGATAGAAAACATCACAACGGGTCATGTAAGTGGATAAAAGAATTTATGGAAGAAACATTTAGAGGTTGGGATGAATGAACTTTAACATAGACAATACTATGAAATTTTTAGAAAGTGATATTCCAGTAAGTTTAGATTCTCCGGTTTTTTCATTAATATTCTTCATAGCCACAATGACCATGATTGTTGGTAATATAATCTATAGGTGGAATATTAATCGTGAATGATATTAATTGGGATTATTGGGAAATAATATTGGAAGGTATGATTAATGAACAAAATAGATAAAGCGTTTTGGACTTTATCAAATAAGTTCTTTGTATGGTTGGCTCTTAGAAAAAAGAATTAAATCCAAGAAGGTTTTGTTGGTAAATTAGCATAACAATCTTCGGGATTATCATATGCCGCAGGTAAATCTAAAAGTGCCTGTCTATATGTAATCAGTTCTTGTTTTTGTGTATCTGTTAGTGATTCATAAAATAATACACCTTGATATTTATCTATGCCACGTAATAGTGCATTTCTATCTTCTCTTAGTATATCCCAAGCCGTTTCTTCTGCCGTTATTTCACTCATAATCAATCAAACTCCACGTATATAACACCAACAGTATCTCCCATGTCAACACTGTTGGCATTTGTTCTTTGTATTCTAATTTCATCTCCTGCATCAAAGGTGTGGTTTACAACCACTGAACCTCTCCATATTGTACTTGAATGAGGAGATTGTGTTAATTCCATTGTAGCATCTCCACTGACTCCTGTATTATCTTGAGTTGCACCTTTTGCTACTGCAATTTGGAAAAATTCTCCCGAACTAGAATTATTGTTGTTATTGTTTATTTTCCAAGTTTGTTCATTTGTACTTGTTACTGTATGATTTCTAGTGTTTAATGTTAAATATTTTACTGTTCCCGATTTAGGCATAATATATCCCCAATGATTTTGTGATGAAGAACCATCAAATGCTACTGCTTTTAGATTTACTGCACCGGAATCCATGTCACTTCTGTTATAAACAAATGAAACACAACTGTTGATGTTACCTAACGAAGTTTTAATTTCACCTGCAACCTCTAATTTTGCAGAAGGTGCGGTAACGCCTATTCCAACATTACCACTACCTTTTATTGTCATTCTTGTTGTTCCGGTAGTTGTAGTTGAGTTAGCCGCAGTATTGAAGAAAATATCAGTTGCCGCATTCCCAACACTTGTTCCACCACCTATAAATAACTTGTTTTGACCATTATCAGCATCACCTGTTATTAGAGAAAAGTTTTCTTCATCAGTATCATAATGTGGCATACCTAATCTCATAAATTTTCTAGTATTATCAGTTAAAGTTGGATTACTTAAATCAGCACCCGCAAGTATAGTCCATGCGGCATTATTTTGAAGAACTTGTAATTTTGCGGAAGGGCTTGTAGTTCCTATTCCTATATTACCTGTGTCGGATTTTATTGTTAGTCTATTTTCTGCACCATCTTGAGTTGCTAACACTAAATCTTCAGAAGAGTAAGAAGAAATTTGGTAAGCACTACCCGATGTATTTCCACCATCTATAACTAAAGGTTTATTGAAATAGAATTTTGCATTTCCTCCCTGTATATGGTTATAACTACCATTTGTTGCACCTAAACGGAGATAACTGTGTTCAGTAGTCACCTCTAATGCACCCGCATACTCTCCGAGTGAAACATAACCACTTGTAGGAGTCGCAGTTGATACATCATTTTTAATCGTCATACCTGTTGTTATTTTTCCACCTAGAAGAGTGCTTATCTGTGGAGCATCACTTATTTCTTCAAAACGTGGACCAAAAGCATGTTGAATTTGTTCAGGATTGTCATCACTGTAAAACATATAAACTCTATTTTTAACATATGTAGATTGTGACCACCATTGGAAATTACCGCAAGTACCTACCCTATTACCTGTCTCACCATCATATACCGCACCTCTATCTGTGTAATCTGTATCCCCTTGACCTTGAACATAACCTACTACTAAATACCACTTATCTACTTCCGGTAAATCACCACTCATGAAATAAGCGTTAGTTTCTAACTGCATTATTTTAGCATTATCGGCATGTGCTTGGCTTATAGCATACTCTCCGGTTAATGGAATACCTGTCAAAACATTGTTATCTATATCAGTATAAGATATTCTATCTACGTTATTTATCACTGCATATCTTGTCGTGCTACCATTACCATCAAGTAAATTATGACCGGAATCCAACGTAATACTTGTTTTACCGTAATTAACAGGTCTAGTTGTACTTGTGGCTGTAGCATTAGCACTCATGGTTATTTGAGAAGATGAATCTATTGATTGAATAGTAGTGTTGTCGGGTATTCCATCGAATGTACCATCTGCTACATCAAACAAAGACATTCCTGTTGCTAATAAATTAGTATTTATGCTAATATTTGTAAGAGTGGCACTACCGCTAGAGAAATCAGCAGTAAAAGTACCTGTGGTCGTTATTGCACCATCACATGTCCCCCTTCTACTTACATCTTGTAACCCTACGTTACTTCCATTAGTATCATCCATACCGTATATGCCCATGTAGTAAGCACCTTCTGTAAGATGACTCCTTTTTATCCATACAGACATTCTATAACTTTTATTTATATCAATTTTAGGATATGGTGCGGCAGTTAAGAATCCACCACTTGCACTATTATTACCACTATCTTGAAAACGCCATAGTAATCCTCTAGCATAATAATAATCATCTGAACCTAACGGAGTTTGACCATAGACTATACTATTTTCATCTGTTCCACCATTAATTGTAAATCCGGCAGGTGGGTTAGTTAAATCAGACATTGGCGACCATGAATAACTGTTGAAAATATTACCATCAAGATAACCCGCAGTTTCAGTAAATACTCTACCATAACCTGCTATATGTACTAAGTCGCAAGGGTCATTAGTACCTATTCCAATCTTCCCTTCTGAATCAATACGCATTCTCTCAAGAGCGTCAGTATCATCATTTTGGTTAATAGGCGAAGTAAAGAATACTAAGTCTCCACCTTTATCTCCTGTACTGTGGTCTTCTGCGGCATAAGCAGCAATACCCGCAGATGCCTCTGTCACTTTACTAGGGATATTGCCGTCACTCGAATCAAAACCAATCGCCCCAAGAAGATTAGTGTCGGCAGTACTAGTATCATTTCTTGTTATCAGAATACCTTGTTTACCATCAGCCATGTCTCCGTGAATATGTAGTAGAGAAGAAGGAGTAGAAGTACCTATCCCCATCTTAGCATCATACGAACCTTGTGAACCACCAAAGAAGAAATTTGGAGTACCACCCGCATTTCCTATCTCAACATCTGCTTCTCCATTATATGACAGATGTAGTTTTGACGTAGAATCTTCTTCATAGTGAAGTGCCAA